CCCACTCCCAGAATCACGATGAAAGTTGAAAAAATAAAATTCTGTATATTTAGTGATACCTGTAACAGCGAAAGCGGCCACGCCACTAAAAGTTCCGCTTGCTTTTACTCCCCAAGCACCACCACCAGCGGCAGCTACAGAAGCCCAAGTTGAACCGTCTGAGGTTAGTACATTACCACTACTACCGGGAGCAATTGCCTGTAGTGCAGAAGTACCATTTCCCAGCAACGCTGAATTGGCCGTTAAAGTAGTAGCTCCTGTACCACCGTTAGCTACTGGCATAGTTCCTGTAACATTAGAAGTTAAGTTACAGTAAGTAGTAGAAGTACTTCCTGTACCACCTCCAGCTATTGGTAACGTAGCAAAGGATAAGGCAGCACTACCATTTGTTATGATAGGCTGATTAGCACTACCATCAGCGTCTGGAAAAATAAGTGTCCCATCTCCTAACGCTACTTTGCCAGTTCCCGCCCCTGTGATAGAAATATTAGTATTATCACTTTTGGTTGTTAGAGTATCTGCTTTAAGTGTTGACATTGCTTTTTCTTTCCTTTATCAAATAATTACTAATGTACCATCAACTTGAAGCGTAACCCCAGCAGCTACGGAAAGTGGTCCAGTTGCACTGGCATTTTCTGTAGCAGCAATAGTTACATCGGCATCTAAGGCTAATTCATTAATACGGAAAATATCACCAGCCGAAGACCCGACTGTTCCATTATCTCCCTTAAAATAACCTCCTCCACCTGTAGCCCAAGATAAAGCTCCTGAACCATCAGTAATAAGACTTTGATTTTCATCCCCATCAGCATTAGGTAAAGTCCAAGTAATATTACTGGCTATAGTGCCATCTCCCTGAAACGCTACATAGTGTGATGAGTCAGCATCACCAAATCTTAAATCTCCTTGTGCTTTAAGAAGTATATTCGTATCTACATTCAGTGAAGCAATAGAGGCTACTGTTACTACAGTTAACTGATTAACCGTAAAGGAAGCAACAGAAGTAGATGCTGAAGGTAAATTAGTTAAATTAGAACCATCTCCAGTAAAATAACCAGCTGAAACAGTACCACTAAATTCTGCAGCTACACCAGAAACTTTCGTTGTAAAACTTCCTGTAACAGCTACTAAATCTGTTGTACTTATTCCTGTACTAAAACTACCACTAGCACCATCTATATCTCCAGTGACATTGCCAGTTAAAGCTCCATCAAAGGTAGCTGCACTAACAGTTCCGCTAAATTCTCCAGCTACACCAGAAACTTTAGTAGTAAAACTACCTGTATCCGCTACAAAGTCAGTGACAGACATATTAGAAGATATTTGAGCAGACGTAAGAACTGCATAACCACCACTAACATTGGTAGCAGTTTCCGCTGATGCTATTACACCTGTAAGATTGGAACCATCTCCATAATAAGTATTTGCACTAACAGCTCCTAAGAATGTACCACTACTGGCAGAAACTCTTGTAAAAATTCCTTGTCCTGCTAAATTTAACTGGTTAGCATTGACAGTAACAGCCACTCCCAATAACTGGAATGTACCATTAATATTAAGAGTATCATCAGATAATTGTAATGGTGAATCCGTACCATCTCCACTTTCGATAACCCGAACTGTCGAATCAAGACCATCATTCGTAGAAACAGCAACTTTAAGAAGCTGTTTATAAGTATTGGATATTAATTTGCCTGTAAAATCGGTCATGCGTTATTCCAACTTGAAAATGTATTTTCCCATTTAGTAACAGCAGTATTCCAGTAAACTGTTCTACCACCTGTATCCGGTCTTGGATTTCTAATATTCGGGTTATCCCGCACATCAGGTATTTTATTCAATGGACTATTCTTTAAATCAAATGCTCCATCAAAATCAGTAGGACATACCAACATACCATAACTATTTAAACGCATCACTCTATGTGGATAGACAAACCCACATGTATCACACATTGCTAATGCATTTTTATTACTAGCCATTTAGACATATCCTAGTCTGGGCAACAAGAACAAACTTGCCCTTTGTCTGTCTTCTGTAAAGGCTCTTCCTAGTACTTCTTCATAGTTTTGTTTCAACATAACAATTCTATTCGGGTCTACACCGGGACGCTTCATTGACATGTAATAGGCCAATCCACAAGTAAGAGGAGGAAGAAATCTCTTGGGAACATCAGCATTCTGTATAGCCGATTTATCCACATCTTCCAACGCACTGATAGTTTCCAGTTTTATGAGGTCAGTGGAATTCTCTGGAATAGGCCAAAGTGAGATAGAAATATTGTCCCGGTCTCTCTTGATAGAATACTGGCTGGCTCGTCCGGTCTGGCCCTTACGTGGAATGAGGAGATATTCTTCATAAGTTATACGTGTGGGGGCTAAATCTATATCATCACGATTAATCACCACTTCCATAACATCCAGTACGGGGTCACTTAATGTATAACTTGTTACACTGGAAGAAACAGTAACTGCTGTCGTTGCTGTAGTCCAGAGAAGTATTCCACGATTTTGCCAATCCTTGAGCATAAGATTAATGGAACGTCGTGCAGAAGCAGGCTCGTGACCAAGAAGTTGCTCACCGCCTATCATTTCTGAAGCTTCCTGTATAACTTCGTCTATGTCCAGATTAAAGTTAAATGTACCTGAAACAGCCATTATCTACGCTTCTTTCGTTTTTTACGTTTAGCACGAGCAGTATCCCGTGCATTTTCCAGAGCAATTGCAACCGCCTGCTTCTGAGGATAACCTTCCTCTAACAGTTTCTTGATATTAGCACTTATAGTCTTCTGAGAAGAACCTTTTTGAAGAGGCATTCTCAGTCTTTATACTCGTAGATTTTACCGGGTTCGTAATCAACAATAACATCAGTTTCTGGACCGACTACGGATGGTCCTTCACGAGCAGCACCGAAGCCCTGCCCGGTAGGTTTACCAGTTCCAGCAATCAGTGCTTCCTTATATTCCTTATAGCCTTCCTTGGTATAAGGATATATGGTATTTCCATAAATAGGCATTAGACTCTCCCTCCAGCTTTATAGCCTTGCATTATTTTACCACCAGATTTACGAGAAGCAGTACCGCCCTTCTTGCGCTTTACAGAACCACCCTTCTTCTTATCATATTTACGTGGAACAACACCACCAATCTTTTCATACGTTTTTAGAACATCTTCATCCTTACCCATCAAATCATAAAAATCTTCTAAACTCATTTTAAGTTTTTTTGCTGCTGCACTATCAGACATTTCCGACCATTCTCTTGAACTTCTTTTACCAGCCATGATTAATCTCCTAGACTCTTCCGCCAGCCTTATAGCCCACCATGATTTTACCACCGCTCTTGTGGGAAGCAGTACCGCCCTTCTTGCGCTTTACTGAACCACCCTTCTTTGCCATTGTACGCGCACCAGAATAAGGACCACGACCAAGAGCACGTTCCATACCTTCACTCTCAGCTCTACGAGCTGCAAGATTTCCGGTAACACCACGATTACGAGCACCTAGAGATTCGTCCAGACGTGCATTATAACCTTGTGTCAGACCGCCAACCTGTTTCTTGACAGTACCACCAGCCTTACGCTTTACACTACCGCCCTTTTTAGTAAACCTGCGGCGTTCCCTTTCAGGTAAAACACCAGCCCTAGTTTCTTCAGCAGGAGACAATCCCACACGACTCATTGGAAAACCACCAACCTGTTTTTTAATTGTCCCACCTGATTTCTTACTCTTAGCCATAATCTTTATCTCCTCTAAATGGTTCCACCTTTTTTGTAACCTCTACCAAAGCCTCTTAATGCAGCTCCCGTTCCCAATGCTCCACCCTTTTTAGCTTGAGTGGCAGGGGTTTGTTTAGCAGCTCTATCTTTTTCTCGCTGCTTACCTTTTCTTATTGTTGCCTTTGTTTCAGAAGCAGGAGTAAAATACTTTTCCCGCCAATCCCTAAAAGCGGGTTCATCCCACCCAAGTTGCTCCTTTAGTGATGGGGAGAAATACCAACTAGGTGAAGACTTGGCAGTTCTGGATTTACGAGCACCAGTATAAAGTTTGTTTCTAGCCTTTATACCCTTACCTGACTTATTTATCTTAGTAGGAAAGTCCATACCAGCACCTGTTGCTGGAGATTTTTTTGCTCGTGATGCTATTCCACCTGTTTGCTTCTTGACAGTTCCACCAGACTTTTTACTTTTACGGGGTACAGGAGTATCAGGAACATCCATACCAGCCCCTGTCTTGGGCTTTTTGCGATACTTTCTAGTTTCTAATGTGTATTCAATATCACCGGGATGAACTCCCATGCCTATTAATTTTTTACGTTCAGCTGCAGACATTGCTTGCTTACGAGAAGGAGGAAGTTTTTTTATTGTTACAGAAGCATCTTTCTTCTTCTTCTTTTTAAGACGCATCTTTTGAGGATTATAGGGACCGGGAGTACCTTCCATAGGAGCTTCTTCCCAATCTTTTCTCATTCTTTCAATATCTTGGACTGAAGTTCCCTTAGTAGTTTTATGACCAACCCCACCAGTCATACGCTTAATAGTAGTGGATGTCCCTAAACCTGTTTTAACTTTCCTATACTTTCTTTTATCAGTAGGTTTAATATCAGTAGGAAAGTCCATACCTCCAGTCTCTAATGCTCTGCGTATTCTTTTTTTCTTTTCAAACGCTACTTTTTGTGCTGGTGTTTTATTTTTCCAATCAGTTTTATCTTTTCGCGGATAGGGTATACCTTTTTTATCAGCCATTAGCTTTGTCCTTCCATAGCTAGGCGAACTCTTTCACGTACCAAACCACCATGAGCAGCTTTAGCTCTACCTTTACGGGAAAGTGCAGCAAATTTCTTTTTACCATATTTCTTTCGCCCAATCCATGCAGCCAGAGCAGCACTACCTGTCTTCTTCTTTAGTGCTTTGAATCTCTTTCCGCTCCCTAATTTTGGTTTGCTCCCTTTGGACATCTGGATTTCCTTTCCTATACTCGCTCTGGTAATGGTCATTTTGTTTTTCCTTCGCTGAACTAAATACTAAAGGTATACCTTTTCCCCAATATAATACCATTCCTTTATATTCATATTGTGGTTTTCTTAAATAAAGGCTCACTAACTACTTCCCTGAACCAATGTATCCGCACTGCCAGCAGGACTTGCAGCCTGTGCCATATCATCCTGACGGGTTCTACGTGCCTGATTACGCAGGCCATCAATAGCTGTTGTATATTCTGACTGCCACATCGCAATAGTATCAAAACTTTTCGTAAAAAAGGAAGCCTCTATCATCGACGCATAGAATAAAGCATCGTAACAGAAGTCACTGAAATAATTATTGGGGGCAGCAGAACTTAGAGTAGTTGGACGGGATACATAATAAACTTCACCATCATGCACAGATGCTGGTGTTGGCGCAATAACAATCTGGGTATTGGTACGCATACCATAATAGCGCGGCTCTCCTATGGAGGAACTCACATAGGGCCAATAATCATTAATAAATTCTACAGTTCTTGGTAAAAGATTTATCTTGGAACCGCCAGTCGTAATACTAAAATTCCGCACAATACGAGTACCGGACGGAAGAGAGACAAACGGATTCGATGTGGAAACAGCCACAGACGAAAATGAATTCAATCCAACATCATCCAGTTCCCTGATAAGCCTGTTTTCAGCTTTATTGACAAGCTTTGGAATCTGGTCAAGAAACTCAGTTGAATCGTCTTCTGCTGTATTCTTGATATCTGTTACCAGATAGGTATAGTCAGCCATTTAACTACCCATAAAATATAGTTGCAACAGCCGAAGAGGAAGGAGCGGAAACTCTTACTACCCCTCTCATTCTTGGCCCATAATCTCCCAGATAAATATCTGCACCAGCAACCGCCTTAAATTTAATTCCTACACCTGCAGACGCACTGGCACCGCCTTTAGCTACTTGCTGCTTGTCACCAGATATTACATATTCACCAGCAACATCGGTATAAAGAGCAAAAATACGAGTGGTCGCACTTAAAGCATCATCTGCATTCAAAGTTGTGGAAGTTGTAATATCCACTAAAGGACCACTTCCGGTTCCACCACCATCTACCATTGCAGTTTTAATATTTGTCGGCATATTAATTTTCCTCTACATAAAGGGAAAATCGGAGGAGACCGAAATCTCCCCCGACTTTACTCATTAGGACGAACCTGCGTTTCCTAAGTAACCACGCCAGTCAGACCAGCCGAAGCTGAACCGCTCACGAGCCTTGAACCGGAGATTACCAGTATCAAAGTCAGGTTCCATTTTAGTTTGTAATGGAACACGATTAAACATCTTAGCTCCATTTGGTACATTAGTCTTCATGAACCAAGCGTTGGTATCCGTAAACCTACGATTGATATGCGAACCCTGCGGCAACATACTCATGCTGCGAATGGAGTTCACATCATTCCAACCGGATGGAGTTACAAGACTTTGATTCGTTGCAACTATTCCAGCGGAAGGAACGAGAGTCGAATTAAGTACCGAATTCGCTACTGCCCAGTTATCTGGTGCAATATGAATAGACGACCCAGCGCCACCAACAAGAATGCCACGGTCATCCTTAATCTTCTGTGCTGTCGTGATAGCAGTTTCTATACCACTATACGAAAGGTCAGCACCAGTAAGAGTATTGGATTGATTTCCGTCACCAATTGTTGGATGTGCAGCACTGAAAAGAGGTACACCATCGCCGCCATGATAAACGGCTAAGTCAGTGAACCCATTATTGAAGATGTCTGCACCTTTAACCTGCTTGGTGTTAGCCATTGCGCGAGCAAGGGCTTTGGCACGAAGCTTGGCAAACGTGTCATACAGATTATCTTCCATCGCCTCTTCAGTAACAGCAAACGCCAATGCAACAGTTTCGTTGGTATAACGTGCAACGTAACTCTCGCGAGCGTTGTCATAACTGACGGCAGCGCCTTCACCTTTAACCGGAGCTGTTCCGAAACCTGTGAAGAGTACTTCCTCTTCAAAAGCACGGTCAGAGTTTTCAACCTCAAACAGCACCCGATGTTCATTATCTACATCCCCGTACTCCAAACCGAATACGGCGTTAAGACCGGGGAGTAGTTCTTTGGCAATACTAGCTCTATTAATAGCCATGATTTACACTCCCCGTTTACTGTGTAATAACAGTAGTTGTAGCAGTCAGCATATCTACGTGATGGATAAGACGTACTTCCACAACCGGGAAGGCACGTTGAGCGGAAACAGTAATATCGTTCCCCGGCTCATCCAACACACTGATAGGCCGTACATCGAGAATCAAATCATCTCTCGACGCTGCCTTGATACCGAAACCGGATTGACCAGTAACGGTTGAACCGGACCCCACCGTAATACCGAAGTTTGACGAGTTAATATCCCCGGCAGATAGTGTCGCATCAGCCTGAATGTAGTACGTGGACCAAGGGTCTGTATTTACAAACGCCTTAATATCAGTCGCTGACGTACCAGTAGGCCAATACTTATTCCATTTAGGCGTACCATCTTCAACATAGTGACACCCCATGAAAACACCAATGCAGGGAGCTGCATCTCCAACGGATGTAGCACCCGCTGAAACAGCATTTAAATTACCTGCAGTAACTTCGACAAGGTCACCCGTAAATATACTTTGAGCAAGGCCAGACGCAATTGGAATTTCATCAAATCCCGTAGAGTTAGCAGCCATACCACGTTTACGAGCGGGGAGGAATCCGCGAAGATTTTTACTAGTTGACATATTCTTCACTCCTCTCTAAAGCTTATCTTCAATTACTCCTGAAAAGACGGTTGCCTTCCCCTGATAACAGAAGATTTGCTACTATTAGTAATAGGCATTTTAGAATCGGAGGCATTCTCAAGTTGCGAATTAACCGCTGCCATGAGATTTTGACTCTTATTCCTAAAATGCTCCTGTCGGGCGTCGGCTTTATACTTCGGCAATTTTGCCAATGCTACGTCACCACGACTGACGGTGCCTTTATATCGCCCTTCTTCCCGCACGAGAGAAGAGGTTGCCATTTCTGGTACTTCCTCTGGTAAAACGAATTCCCAGCCTTCACTCATATGCTTACCTATATTTTGGTAGTCATCCTGTCCCGATAAAGTTATACGTAACCAACGTAAAACCATTCCGTCGCTATGGAAACGATTTTTTACCATTTCAGGAATACTAAGAGCATCAGGCTCTTCATAAACATATTTTTCCGTTTCTTGTCTTGTTTCAGAAGTACGGTCTGTAGCCGTACGTGCATTCTCTATACGTGTATTCATGGTACTCACCCTCCGCGCCTATCTAAGTTTACAGTTGTATATTCACCTTCGGCAAGAGTAGCCTTTTGCTTTTCAACCGCATAAACCTCAAGTGGAATACTCCATTTATTTGCCAATCTCACGTCCTCTGGACTGAGTTTGACCTTTTTACTGGAACTTGCAGGGGTACGCGAGGCTCCTGCAACCACCTGAGCAGTCGATGACGTTGACTGTCCCGCATTTTCAAATTTATGAGGAAATTCTTTTTTAATACGACGGTTTACTTCCTCATAAAAATCATCCGTACTAGGGTCTAATCCCATTTGCTTTAAATCATTGTCGATAGCAAGAGCTGCTGCCGACATAACGGAATCTTTCCCAAACCATTCATTATCTCCAGCCCATATTACCGCTTTAGCGTCAGGTCCCTGCTGCTGTTGTCCTTGTTGCTGGAGTTGTGCAGCCTGTCTATCCACATCCTGACTATATTGGTCCAACGCAGCCTTCTGATTGCCTATATTCTGCAAATCAAACTGCGTTTCCATTAAAGCTTCATGTGCCTTGAGAGTTTTTTCTCCATCTCCCGATTGATAAGCTTCCAGATAGTTCTGACGAGCCAATTCAATCTTAGTTTCGAGTTGTTTCTCTGAAATCTCCGTCGAAGCCTTCTGAGTTTCGGTAAAATTCTTTTCCCGGCTCACTAATTGCTGATTTAACTGCTCATTTTGACTAAGAAGGTTCTTAATCTGTTCATCACGGTCCTTACGTTGCGTGACAAGCTGTCTAATCCTCTTCTGAGCACCATCAGTTTCGATTCCATCCAGTTCTTTTGGCTCTTCTGCCATTGTTGGCTTAGATTCTTCAGCTTTTTGAGTTGGTTCAGGCTCCTTTTCGATTTCATACTCAACTTTGTCCTCTTTTTCGTTCTCAGAAACTTCTACAGCGTTCCACTCTGAGTCTTCAACCATTTAAACTTACTCCTTACGTTGTTCACGAAACAATCGGTTTTACGTGCATGTATTATACACCACTTTTCCTTTGTATCCAATAGTTAATTAGATAAATTAAAGGTAGGGTCCAAATCTCTGGCATTTTCGACTCTCAACATTACTTGGTCATCGAAAAGCAAAATAAGTTTTACTCCCTTATAATGCAGTTTCACTCCTGAATGCTTACCATAGCATACATAATCATCTATGCTGCACCAAGGCCCGTTAGGAAACTTGACCTCGTCCTGATAAGCCAAGTCTCCCAGTGCGAGAACACGACCTATCGTAGTAAGATAAGCCATATCGTCCTTAGTTGAATCAGGAATAAAGATACCCCCTTTCGTGGTTGCCTTTATTGTCACAGGACGAACCAATACATGATAACCCGGTAAAAAAGGTAAAGGAGAGGGGTCTTTTACCTCTTCTTCAACACCACTTATCCATTCGTCATTTTTAATAGCTTTCGCTAATGCTGGCTGTTGCATGTCACTCCTCTTCATCATCTTGGTAAGTACGTTTTTTAATTATATCAGTGAAACTATTTCTAGCCCACTCAATTCCCGTACACATACCAACCATTTGTTTATAGGAAGGGTAGTCCGATGCATTCCCCTCTGCCAGACTTTGTTTCAGGATTTCAATTTCCTTATTAAAATTTGTTATTACTTCGTCCCAAATATTCATGCGTGGTCGTGCATGAGGACGGACATTCCACCAAGCGCAATTCCAGCTATAGCAAACCAACTAATGCCAGTAATCGCAGCAACGCCTAAGCATACAACGGCACAACCGCTCCAGCTACTAGGCTCACTTACTCGACTCTGTATCCATGTGCTCATTCTTTTTCTCCTTATATGGTCCTTCATAATAGGGTAATTTCTTTCCCCTTGCTGGGTTCGTTTCTTCTTTTTCTTTCTGAGAATCCAAGTTTCCAAAAAGTACAAAACTAATTAATGCCAGAAAGATTAACTTAAGCATCCGTATCCTTAGCCAGTAAATCCGAAATCTTCAAAAGAGCGTCTACTCTGTTTTTGCCTTCTTTTTCAGCTAACTGAGCTATCCCTAAAACTTTCTTTGCCGTAACCATAGCTTTTGTGTCTTCACCTTTTTGCTCCATTTCGGCAAGTTTAGTAAGAACATCCATTGATTTAAGCTGCATATCTTTATTCATTTCAGCTTCCTTCATGGCGGATTCGTAAAGCATTTCAACAGCTTTCATTGCCTGCTTACTGATACGGTCACGTTCCTTCTGTTCAGACTTGGACATCATGTCACTTTGTTTCTGACCAACCTTGATGCCAATTTCAAGTTCTTCAAGGTCCAGTTCACGATTCTTGAGAGCTGCATCAGCGGCTTCCGTCTGTAACTGAATCTGAAGTTTCTGCTGCTCAAGCTGCAATCTCATCTGTTCTATCTGAACCATCTGTTGTTCCGGTGATGTCTGTACACCCATTGCCCTGTTTGCATTGAGAACTTCCTGTGCCGCCTGAGCCATTGCAAGTTCGGGTGCTTCTGGCATCTGAGCTTGTTCCGGTGGTAAATCATTCAACAGCTGTTGAGCAACACCACCAACCTGCTCCTGATACTTCATGACAGCATGTTCCTGAATATTAGCTTCAATAATAGGTTTGACTCTTTGCATCATAGGACTGGCCCCATGAACAGGGTCCTGAATATAGGCTATTTTTATTTTAACATGAGCCTCATGATTCTGACCGGGGAAAGCAGCTATGGGAACTCCCTTAGTAGCAGCTACGATATCCGATATCGGGTCCATCTGTTGTGCCTTCCGTTTCTCAGGAAGTATCTGTTCCAGATTAGGCATGTTGGCACTCTCAAGAATAGTACGATTGAGAGCTTCCAGATTGTACATACCGGGAGGTGCCTGCTGTGCAAGTTGCAATGCCATCTGGGAAATCATCAGTCGATGTGCGCTGGATGGTACATTCGGGTCACTGACCGGAATGATATCCACACGGCCATCAAAGTCTGATTTGAGGACTTTTCGGCTTTCGCCGGGAACATCGAATGGATATTCATCTGGCATATAATCATGATTGATTCTTGCGATAATCTGAAATTCATCTCTTTGAGCTTTATGTACTCTCTTGTGGATGGCGCTGAAAAACTTGCTTGAAGCTTCCAGAAGAGCCATTGTAGTTCCTACAGGACCGTAGGAAGACATGTCGGATATTACCTGCTCCGTACTATCGGCAAACTTCTGACCTGCCGTAGCAACCAACTGAAGCATATTGTAAAGTGTCTGAGAAGGTTCCTTGTAAGGCAACGTCATGATTGCCTTGGTGAGGTCCATACCAGTGGCTTCCACTTCTTTAAACTCACCGGGGGAAATCGGGTCGTTGTCTCCGACAATTCTTACACCCTTCGCTTTATATCCTCCCGGTAGATTGGCAAACTGACCAGCGTCCACGAGTGCTCGCATAGCAGCAGTTGCTGTCATTGTCAAGTTGCCAAGAAAATGAATAAGACCCAGACCATAGAAAGAAAATCCCGGTACAAAACGATAATGTACAAAATGCAGAATCTTTTCCCGTTTAGGGTCATCACGTTTATAATTTCTACGAATGGACAAAACTTTTCTGGACTGCTCTTCTACTGTAACTATGTAAGGAAGAGCAACTCCTTCAGCTTCTTCATCGTTAAATGGTGCAGGAAGTTCCAGATAACAATGCTGTTCAAGAAGTACATACTGAGGGTCATTATCTCCTGTGGGATTCAGACCCATAATAGTATCCATTTTACCAGTTATGGGAGTTTGCGTTGGGGCAGTAGCCTCCTCAAGCTCGACATCCAAATACATCTCCGATGCAATCTCACGAGCCAAGTCATTGGGAGTACGATAAATAACGTGTGTATAACGGTCAGCCTTTCTCAGGTCACTGGCATAGGAGGATATATAAAACTGGTCTATGGGAACGAATTCAGAGACAGGACGAGTCAAAGAAGCGTCATAGTAGACTTTCTTGAATGCGGAACCCATCAGTGGAAGATGGAACAGCATACGTTCAAATTCATCAAAGTATTCTGGCATCTGCTCTGTAAGCTGATAGTTCATGAAAAGCTGAACACGGTCAGCCTGTTCGTCCTTCTCAGGAGTGTACTTTCCTATGACCTGTGCCTTTACAGGCCCAGCTGGTGGAAAGAGTTCCTGTGAAGCCTTGGACTGGAACTTGACGGCAGACTCAATCAGCAACGGATGGACAGCACTACAGGCACCTTCAAATGGTTCCGAAGCATCCTGAAGCTTGAGACCAAGAAGGTCGAAACCACGCTCAAACATAGACTCCCATTCCTGACGAGAATCCTTGTCAGCCTGATAACGCTCAAAAACATCTGAGGCAATTTTCGTTAGAAGCTGCTCATCTATATCTTCTGCTATGTTTGTATACCAATCGGCTGCACCTGTGGAACCGCCTGTAATCATAGTTTCTTCATTAAAATTAACAACGACACTTCCATCAGTATTGACATCGAAAGAGACATGCTCTTCCGTAGCCGCTTCTGGCGGCGAGTGTCGAATAGGAACTATATTCGTTTCAGGAATAAGGTCGTTAGGGTTTCGTTCTATTGCCATTAGATTGCTCTCGCTTCATAGGGATAAGGGTTACGTTCTATCATACTACCGGATTTTTTCCAATATCTTTTGACCTTGGATTCCATGTACCTTCATTAAAAACAGACTTAATTTTTCTAGGGTTCCATACTCCTATAGTAATTCCCCATTCATCAGTTTCGTGTGGAGCACGAGTAGCACCAAACTCTACAGGATAATCTCTTCTTTCTATCATCTTAATACCGTCAAAGCCTTGATTTTTAATACGGCGAAGAACATCTTTTTTTTCTATTGGACTCCATCGGCCCTCTTTTAGTTGTTTATATTCCCGGAGTAAACTATAAGGATTCTCATCCCCATTCCTCGTTTTACTGTACTTCCATAAATCTTTATCAGATGCAATTCCTTTTGAATCATAAACATCCTCCCCATAAAGTCTTTCCATTTCTTCCATATCTTTACGGGTCCAATATTTACCTTTTGAATAATTACCTTGAAACATTATAGGAAGATGCTCACTATCTATTACATCTGGTAGTTCATTCCAGTATTTTTCTATTTCTGCTCGTGACATAGACTGTTGATTTTTAAAATAGTCTCCTTCTTTCAGAAGTGGTCGCAGGACTTCATCAACCATTCTCTTTGCACCATATTTAGTAA